TTGATTTCAATGTCAGCTGCCATACCTTTACAATGGTCTGATGTTTTAGAACCACCAATAGCAGAATTTAATTCTGGGCTTCTATACCCTGAGTTTACTCTTACTGCTTTACCAAAGTGTTCTCTTACTGGTTGTAAAACACATTCACAAAGTTGTTTTAAATTTTCAATTTCTTCTTCGCCTGGCTCATTATCAATATCTTTTCTTGTTGCCGTTTGGCTTTTCGTCATTTCTTTTAACGAAAAATTATCTGATAATTTCATTTCATCTCCTATTGTAAAAATATCAAAGGTACTTCTAGTTTTTTCAATGAGTTTGCATGAATAAAAAATCCTAAAAATCTTTCACCAATAAAACCAGGATATCTCCAAGGCAAAGGCTCTGAAAAATTATCGCCTGATTTTTTTACTGGATAAACTTTAGAACTGTTAATGTATATGTATTCAAGTATTCGGAACAACTCTGAGGCATATCTTAAAAAGTATTTCTTTCTAAAGATATAATTTGTTGTGAATGGTATAACACTTTGATTGAACCATTGTAAAGCATTACTATGATAATAAGGACATACTTTACAAATAGATTCGTAAAAGAGGTCCCAATATTCTTTTGGTTGTGATTCTAAGTATTGTTGTGCTACAGAACCAGGTAGAACAGTTGAAGCATTAGTAATTACATCATTAAAACGTAAGTAATGTAACAAAGTTCTTTTCTCTCCTTCTGTACCTAAATTTACAGCCTCACTTGCAGGCATAGTAATTTCATTTTCATATATTGGAATTTCTGGTCTAAAAGAAAGCATACGTCTATATGTTACACAACCAATGTATTCCATATCTGGTGGATTTTTTAAAAGATAATACTCTGTTGCTTGTTGACCAAGAGCCTTTAAAAAATCATCTTTTGAAACACCCTCTGCTTCATAGTATTTGTACAAATCATCAAAAATCCAGTCAATGTATATAGAGTTATTACCAATCTCTACATTGTCTACATGACATGGTTTTATCCAACTTGAGTTTTGATTGTATGGAAAAGGTTTATGAAAATGTGGATATAAACAAACACTCACTTAGTTTCCTTTTTTCTTTTTCTTTCAAAGGATTGTACGTTATCAGATTCAATAATCATTTTCTTATACAACACTCTCTTATCACCATCTAAATTTGCTAACATAGTTTTACATTGTTTAGACATTTTATAATTACCACTTGGTTTTTTACTTAACATAATATAATCTCCAAAAAAAGGTGAGGCGTAAATGCCTCACCCCCTACTTAGCTTCTTCTTCTTGTAAAAGTTTTGGCTCAAGTAATTTCAGGTCTTTGCCAATCTCAATCTTTCTTGGCTTCTTGTGATCAGGTACTACATTCACAAGACCAACCCTTAAAATACCATCATTAAATTCAGCGCCTTTCACTTCTAAAGTATCAGCTACTGTAAGAGTTTTAGTAAATGAACGTGTGCCTATACCTTTGTGGATATATTCAACACCTTCAACATCTTTCTCTTTCTTCACACCCTTAATAATAAGGACATTATCTTCTACTGTAATATCAATCTCATCTTTACCAAAACCAGCAACGGCAAGCTCAACGACATAATGATCTCTATCGACCTTGAGTATGTTGTGTGGTGGGAATGTTGATTGTTGTTGTCGGTCATTTAACACTTTATCCAAGTCGTTAAATATTCTTTCAAAACCGAGTGTAGAATGAGCCAAGTGTGGCCCGAAAGCGAACTCTACCATTTTAAATCTCCTTTTAAGCAAGTTAAACAATTGTGTCCCATTTGGCGACACATTATATTTAGTTACGAAACATCCTCAGCTTTTTTTCCGATATTATATTTCGCCACTAAATCCCATTCATCTTTCTCCTTGAAAGATATAATCTTTATCTGGTGTAATGGGGCGACATTATTACCAATTCGGTCCATATTGTCAACTTTAAGAAGTCCCCACTCCTCCAATAATTTAGCTATTGCATTTCTTCTTTGTATATCATTCTCTGATATATTAGATGGCTTACCATCTAGTGCAAACAATTCTTTAAAATGTACTATATAATATTTTCCCTGTTTATGTAATATATGGCAAGATTGATATAATACTTTTTCTTTTCTTGAAGATACACCAATTCTTGTAAGAGTTTCCCTTACCTTCAGAAAATCATCTTGTTCACTTAGTATAACTTCTATAAAATTCGTTAAGTCTACCATTTTATTTTTTCGTGCCGCCGGTGTCGGCCCTTTCTTTCAGTTCTTTTAGTTGTTCTTTTGGGAGTATTCTGAGAGCTTCTTGGGCTTTTGCTTCTGATAAATTATAATATCTTTTAATATAATCTACACTCTCACGTTTCTCCGGCTTCAACCACTTTGCAAAAGTTCTTCTTTGTGATCTAACTGTATTTAGTAAAAAGTCATTCTGCATCTTTTTATCTACAAAATGCCTTTGATTTATCTCATTTGCAAAGAGCACACAATCTTTGTGGTAACTTAATGAACGATTGACAAGAAATGGTACATATTCTTTCTCTGTTTGATCATCAATAATCAGTTGTTTCTTACCTTGTAGTATTTGTTTTACGAAATCGAATGGGCTCATTTGAAATCACATTCTACCATCAATTCAGTTAAACAGGCGACCGTGTTAATCTCTTGGTCTGCCACAAAGGCAGCTTTGTATTGATAGTCAGCCAGTATCAAAACTGCTTTTGGTATTGAATGTGGTTTAAGTTTCTCATAGAGTGCATCATAAACTTTACGAAAGAGTGTATTTGAGTCAACATCATTTGTAGCGACCCACTTTCTTACATCACCAAAGTTTTTGTCTTTAATGTGACCTATAATCTTCTCAATTGGTACATCACCAAGTTGAGATAAGACACCAACATCAATCTTACCAAAACTGGAATATCTTTGTAGTTCGTTTATAACTCTACGAAAATCTGGAAAATGTTTCTTGATAAGTTCTACAATTACTTTATCATCATACTCAATGCCTTCATCTTTCAGAATCTTTGTAATTCTTTTCATAAAGGCCGATGCCATCTTGGCTTTTTCACCATTGCGTAATGTAAAATCTACAACAGCACACCTTGAATGTAAAGGGTCTATAATTCGATTCTTAAAATTACAAGTGAATATAAAAGAACAATTACCTGCAAACTCTTCTATCGCATTACGCAATGCAGGTTGAGTTGAATTAGGGTTAAGATAATCTGCTTCATCTATGATAATGACCTTGCGACCACCAGCTAAACTAACTGACGAAGCATAGTTCTTTATCTTAACACGAAAGGTGTCGATACCAGACTCATCAGAACCATTGATAACGATTGAATCACAACCAATCTCATTACACATGGCCTTTGCAATGGTCGTCTTACCAACACCTGCACCGCCACTTAATAATAGGTTTGGTATGTTTTTTTGGTCTACATACTCTTGAAAAGGCTTCTTGAGTCTATCAGGTAATATGCAATCTCCAACGGCCTGAGGCCGATACTTCTCTGTCCATAATAAATGTTCCATTGGAACTCCTCACAAAATAAATCATAATCAAAGTTTCTTTAAGTCATCAACACTTTTTTTAGCTTTTACTGAACGTCTAAAGTGTTTATTCATTCCATCTTGAAGCGTTTCCGAACCGTTTAGTTTTTCAGCAACTTCAGCAATCGAATCATCAACCAACCAAGTTTGACCGCTTTCAGAATATAATGTAACAGTCGGTTGTATTGAATTTGTATCAGGTTCAGGACTAATAGATTCATAAACCGTAACAATATGGTCTATGTTTATCCATATATCTAAACCTACATTACCTTTAAAATGGTTTTTGAACTTTCTGAACGTGGCCATTATTCACCTTTCGCCACAAATTTACTACCAGTTTCAGTTGATATCCAATAAGTCAAAGGTACATCTTTGTTCTTAAACTCTGAAACACCCTTTGATGATATTGATACTTCATAATTACCAGCCATAACCTTTACAAGGTTTTCGGTCTTGAATATCATCTTATACTTATCACCAGTATCACACTTTGAAATCTCAAGGT